ATGAATATAAAAAACAAAGGAGCTAAAAATGGGTAAGAAATTAGGATTAGATGCAGCATACGCTAATTTAGGAAAAGGATATTTACAACATCCTGTTATTAATTCAGTTAAACCAAAACCAAAACCTACTAAAGCAATGTCCGGTGGCATGATGCAAGGTTATGGTGCTGCTAGAACATCTGGAATGGGTTTAGAAGATCAATCTTTGATGCCTGGTAAAATGACTAAAGCTGCTTTAGGAATATTGGCTATGAAAAAAGCAAAAGATAAAGGTGCTAAAGGACCTGAATTATTATCTCCCGCAGCAATGGCAAGAAGATTTTTTAATAAAGGTGGAAAAATGACTAAAGCCAAGTATGGTAAACACATAAAAAAATAATGTTTAAGGATAAGCCCCATAAAGTTTCTGGCAAGAAATTTGGGCCACCACCTAAACGTGGTCCAAACCCACAAGGTTTAAATATGGGAAGTAAAAAAGAAGTAAAAGTAAAAGCAGGTTATCATAAAATGCCTGATGGCAGCATTATGAAAAATAGTGCTCATAAAAAATAAAGGAGCAAAATAATGTGGTTAAGTGCAATTAAACTAGCAATGAATGCTGGTACTCATATTTACAAAAATAAGCAACAGACGAAAATGCTTATGTCAGATGCTGCTATGAAACATGCTCAGAAAATGAGTACTGGAGAATTAGAGTATTCTGGAAAATTACTAGAAGCTAGACAATCAGACTGGAAAGACGAATTTATTTTGGTTTTGCTGTCAATTCCAATCGTAATGTTGGGATGGTCAGTATGGTCAGATAATCCTGTACATATGGAAAAAATGGAATTATTCTTTTTTCATTTTGGAAACCTGCCTTTTTGGTATCAAACAATTTTTGTTGGTGTTATTGCGAGTGTCTATGGACTTAAAGCAACCGATCTGATAAAGAGAAAATAATATGTGGAATTGGATTAAAAAACTATTTACACCTCAAAGACAAGAACCTTTATTATTAGGTAAAGAAGTTAATATTGATTACTCTAAATTAACTAAAGGTGATCTTAAAAAACTACAAGCTCAAGGAAAAATTAAATCTATTTATGATAGATGACACTGACACAATTGGTCTTGATTACGGAGTAGTTCGTAGAGTTGCCAATAAAAGAATTGAGTCGCTAAAAGACACTATAGTGCACCAGGTTGACAACCTAGAACAACTTAACTATATTAGAGGGCAAATCAAAGGCCTAGAGTCTTTGCTTCAGGATCTTAAAGACCTGCAGCTTAAACAGGAGCGACTAAATGACGGAGAACTTAACAACTTCGGGAGAGACCCCGAAGGTTAAAACAGCATTACTTGATGCTTATAAGACAAAAGAAGAAGTCCAAGAAACAAGATTAGATGCTGATGAAGTATCTAACAATAAACCTCTTTTAGAAAAACTACCTACTCCAACAGGTTGGAGACTTTTAGTATTGCCTTACGCAGGACCTAAAAAAACTAAAGGTGGAATTCTATTAACAGAAACAACTAGCGAAACAATACAGATGACAACCGTATGTGCATTCGTATTGAAAGTTGGTGATCTAGCCTACAAAGATAAAGTTAAATTTCCAGAAGGACCTTGGTGTGAAAAAGGTGACTGGGTAATTTTCGGAAGATATGCAGGATCTAGATTTAAGATAGATGGCGGAGAAGTTCGTCTTCTAAATGATGATGAAATTATTGCTAAGATCAACGATCCAGAGGATATACATCATCAATATTAATACATACGCAAAAACAGGAGCTACAAATGTTAGAAAAAAGTGATTATCAAAAAGATAATGATACCTCCAAAGAGGTAGAACTAGATACCGATGGTATCCAAGAACAGTCGATTGAAGTTGAAAAACAATCAGAAGTTGAATCAGATGAAAGTGAACCTAGAGAAGAAGTTGATTTAGGATATACAGAACCTAAAACTGCAGGAATCGAAGGTATTTCAGTTGAAGAAAAAGAAGATAAAAAAGAAACTAAGGTTGATGATTTATCCGATGTTTCAGATAAAGTTAAAAAAAGAATTGATAAACTAACTTTTAAAATCAGAGAGTCTGAAAGAAGAGAAAGAGCAGCATTAGATTATGCAAAATCTCTTAAATCTAAATTAGATGTATCTGAAACTAAATATACTAAAACTAGTAAAAGTTATGTTGAACAATACTCAGCTAGAGTAGCTGCAGAACAAGAGAAAGCAAGACAATCTTTAAAAGATGCAATTGTTGATCAAGATGCAGATAAAATTGCTGATGCAAATTCTTTAGTAGCCAAGTTAGCCATTGAAGCAGAAAAAGCTAAAATGACTGCAGTCGAAGAAGATGAAAGAGAAGCAGCTAGGCAAACAGAAATTACTAGAGCTGAAACTCAACAAACTACTCCACCACCTCAAAATCCTACTTATCCAGAACCATCTAGAAAGGCTCAAAATTGGGCTGAAAGTAATGAATGGTTTGGGTCAGATAAGATTATGACAAGTGCTGCGTTTCAAATTCACCAAGATCTTATAGACCAGGGGTTTGACGTAGAGAGTCAGGAGTATTATAATGAAATTGATAAAACAATGAAGGATAATTTCCCTCATAAGTTTAATCGTCAGGAGCCAAAGAAAATCGTTCAAACTGTGGCCTCTGCTCAACGAAACCAAAACGGACGCCGATCAGTGAAACTCACTCGTTCACAAATAGCTATCGCTAAAAAATTAGGGGTGCCACTAGAGGAATACGCAAAATACGTGAAGGAGAATGCAAATGGATAATACTATAAAAAGAACCTCACGCGAGTCAGAAAGCAGAAAAGAAACTATGAAAAAAACTGCTTGGGCTCCACCATCAAGTTTGGATGCACCACCTGCACCGCAGGGATACGCTCATAGATGGATAAGAACATCTGTGACTGGGTTTGAGGATACGGCTAACGTAACTAAAAAACTCAGAGAAGGTTGGGAATTTGTAAGAGCAGATGAGATTCTTTCGAACCCAAGCTTAGGCCAATATCCTGTAATTAAATCAGGTCAATACGATGGATGCATTGGAATTGGAGGCCTTGTGTTGGCAAGGATACCGGAAGAGATTTTAAAATCGCGCGCTGAGTATTTTAATAAAATTACTCAAGACCAAATGACCGCAGTCGATAATGATCTTATGAGGGAGCAACAACCAGGGATGCCAATCAATATTGATAGGCAATCTCGAGTGACCTTTGGCGGTAATTCTAAGAAATAATTTCTTAACGATAACTACCTAAGGCGGCTAATATAAATAAACATAATAGGAGAAAAAACAAATGTCAAACCAATTAGAAAAGTTCGGTCTTAGACCCTACAGAAAACTAGACGGTACACCACTTGTTGGCGCTCAAAACAGATACACTATTGCAAGTAACTACGGTACAGCAATATTTCAAGGTGACATGGTAATTCCAGTTACTGGTGGAAATATTGAAAGATACCCTGGTAATACTTCAACAGCTGTTGTGGGTGTTTTCAATGGATGTTTTTACACAGATCCTACTACGCAAAAGCCGACCTTCTCAAACTACTACCCAGGTTCAGTTGCAACAGCTGATATTACAGCTTTCGTTGTTGATGACCCTGACGCAGTATTTTTAGTTGATGCTGATGCAACGTTCGCAAGAGCGGATCTGTTTCAAAACTACTCACTAACAGCAGTTAGTGGAAATACTAAAACTGGAAATTCGGAACAGCAACTTGATGTTTCTGAATCAGGAACTAATGCAACATTTATTGTACAAGCAATAGATATTTCGCAAGACCCTGATAACTCAGATACTAGTTCAGCTAACGCGAATATTTTAGTTAGAATCAACAATCACTTCTACAGAAGTGGCACAGGACTATAATAGGAGAATAAATTATGGCTATATCACGATCACAACTAGTTAAAGAACTAGAGCCAGGATTGAATGCACTATTCGGCCTGGAATACAACAGATACGAAAATCAGCATGCGGAAATTTTCCCTGCTGAGGCGTCTGACAGAGCTTTTGAAGAAGAAGTAATGTTAAGCGGTTTCGGTTCAGCACCAGTTAAACAAGAAGGTGCTGGAGTAGTGTTCGATCAAGCTCAAGAGACTTTTACAGCTAGATACACACACGATACAATCGCATTAGCATTCTCTATTACAGAAGAAGCTATTGAAGACAATCTGTACGACAGACTTGCAGCTAGATATACTAGAGCACTTGCAAGATCTATGTCTAACACAAAACAAGTCAAAGCGGCTGCTGTTTTAAACAATGGACAAATTACTACTGCTATCGGTGGTGATGGTGTGTCTTTGGTTAATGCTGCGCATCCGTTAGCAACTGGTGGAACGTTCTCAAACGTACTAGCTGTTGCTGCTGATTTGAATGAAACATCGCTTGAGCAATCTTTGATTGACATTGCAGGTTTTGTTGACGAAAGAGGACTAAAAGTTGCTCTTAACGGTACTAAAATGATAATTCCAAAAGAATTACAATTTACTGCTGAAAGACTAATGAAATCACCTCAAAGAGTCGGCACTGCTGATAATGATATCAATGCAATGGTTAACATGGGAATGATTCCTGAAGGATACAGAGTTAATAACTTCTTATCTGACACTGATTCATTCTTTATTCTTACTGATACGCCTAACGGATTTAAACATTTCGTTAGATCACCTATCAAAACTGCTATGGAAGGCGACTTCGATACTGGTAACGTAAGATTTAAAGCTAGAGAAAGATACAGCTTCGGTTGGTCTGACCCTAGAGCCGTGTTTGGTAATGGAAACTTACCTACAAGCTAATAATCGTTTAGATTAAATACCTAGCGGTATTACTTAAAAGGGACGGTGTTCACATCGTCCCTTTTTTTATGTATAATACAATAACTGAAATAATTAACATTTGATGTAGACCGATTCAGCGGACGGCCTAGAGACTACATTGGATAAACTAGGAGAATAATATTATGGCAAACACAACTTTTACAGGTCCGGTAACTTCCCTTAATGGATTTATTGGCGGAGCTAACGTAAACGCAGGTGATACACAACAAGGTGGAAACATTGCTTGGACTGTTACTAATGCATCAACAGTAACTATTGCATCTGGTACAAGATCAGGTGAAAATTTAGTAGCCACAGTTAACGAAGGTGCAATGATTTATGTTGCAAATGGTTTTTCAAATGTAGCTACTTACGCATTTTCTGACGGAACTACTTGGAAAAGAGTTCAAGATGGTGCAGATATTTCAACGACTGCATAATTAAATTAACGGAGCTCCTTCGGGAGCTTCAAATTAAGGAGAATTTATGTTTAAAGGCGACATACAAGCTACAAGATCAACAGCAGGAAACACAGGGACTGCCGTAATTGCACAACCAATAAGGTTAAAAGGAATTATTGTTGCTAACGATGGTGTTGGAGCAGGTTTGTTAGAATTAACAACTACTTCAAATACTGGGGATACATTATTTATTGCAGACTGTCCAACTGGCGATGTGATTAACTTTTCTTTTCCAGACGATGGTATTTTATTTCCAAAAGGAATATTTGTTAAAACTTCAACAAATATTGAAGCTTACACATTATTAACAGATAAATATTCTGGCCCTAACTTAACAACGAGTAACGGATAATGGGTGGTTCAAGTTTTTCATCAGATCAAGGTAATGCTCATGCAACTGCTACAGCACAACTAGTTGCAACAGGCGGTAGAGTTAGACTAACTTCTATTCAAGGAGAAGGTATTGCATCAGCATTATTAGTTTTTAAAAGTGGTGGAGCTTCTGGTTCTACAATAGCTACTTATGGATTTGGTGTAGATGGTTTATCTGTTTATGTTCCAGGAAATGGTATTGTTTTTGAAGATGGTATTCACGTTACAGTAACTAACTGTCCAAACGTTTCTATAACTTTTACGTAACATGGATTATTACGCTGATCTAGGTTTAGAAATAGGCGAAATAGACATAGATTCTTTTGCAAAAGGTGGAATGCCTAAACGTAATAAGAAAAACTATCGTAGCACTAAATCTGGTGCAGGAATGACCCGTAAAGGTGTTAAAGCTTACAGAAAATTAAATCCCGGATCAAAATTAAAGACAGCAGTTACAGGTAAAGTTAAAAAAGGCAGTAAAGCTGCTAAACGTAGAAAATCATACTGTGCAAGAAGTGCTGGACAAATGAAGCAGTTTCCAAAAGCAGCAAGAGATCCTAATTCTAGACTAAGACAAGCTAGAAGAAGATGGAAGTGCTAGAAAAAACATACTGGATGTTTTTAGACATCCTTATGTATGTTATACTAGGTTTATTATTTTTTTTAATTTTAGGGGCAACATTTATTAAAACCATGATTGACAAATACATTATAAAATTTCTAGAGTTTTGTGACAACACTGTAGCTAAAATATCTAATTTTTTTAACAAAAAGAAGAAGTAACATGATGGTAAAGTGTAAAACTTGCGGCCATGGGTGTCATTGTAGTGAAGATAAAATAGATTCTGAACACTACACACCATTAATGGATTTGTGTGAATGTAAAAAATGCCAGCATGAAGTAAAAGAAATTGAATACGAGGAGTGTTTATCGTGTCAATAATGGAGTGTGCCCGGATGAATTATTATTTTACAGGTGTATTGGTTATAGCTTTTATTGCATTAACAATGATTGTAGCACCAATATGAACCGAAAAACTAATACAGCATTAATTGCATTACTTGGTACTATCCTTATGGGTTTAGCTACCTGGACATTGGTCACACTCATAGAACTTCAGTTAATAGTAGCCATGATCCAATCTGATTTGATGTCTATTGATAAGCAATTCGGAAGGGTTTACAATTTCATCGATTCTGTTAGAGGTAAGTAA